AGCATCGTTTACAAAAACTAATGATGAGCGTTTTAGAAGTTGAGGTAATGGAAAAAGTGTTTGTCCTTCGCTTGCTGTAAATTCGGATGGTGCAATATCGTCTGTGTCTGTTGTAGGCATTGTTTCGGTGTTTTCTGCTGCGGTAACAATAGATTCAGGAATGGTAAAACCATTTATTGAAGTAGGTAAGATACCATAAGTTGAATATATATAGTTTTGTAGCAATGATTTATTATGTCTTGATATTAAATTTGAAGTAGAAATAGCATCATCAATATTTGTAAATGTTGCATCTATAATTAGATCAGAAGCTATTAAACGAAGTGTGTAATATTTAATCTGATATGCTAAATATGGTTTTATATAGGATTCATGCAGAATAGGAAATGAAGTAGGGTCTGCAATAACTGAATCTTGTAATGAATCACCGAGGATTGCTCGTAAGTCCTTTTCTTGAACAGAATACATGACATTATCTTTGAAGTAGGTAACATCGAGTGCTGTTAAAAAAGCAATTGTGTTTATTTCGGCTGTTGTTATTAGCATTTCGTTATTTATTTTTCATTTGAGGTTGGTGTTGCAACTTTAGTAACATCATCGGATGAAGTGAAAGTATTTTTTAGTTCACTGTAAAATAGTTTTTGTTTAGCATCGTCTTTATCATAATCAAGCCCTGCATCTTTGCGTAACTCCCAAATGTATTTTACTGGATTTAATCGGTAAATTGGGGATTGATTATTAAATGTTAAATCTGAACTGTCAAAATTGAAGTATGCAAAAATAGGATGTAAAAAAGCTAAATAATTTTTCTGAAATGTTGAAATAGTTGTATTTAATGCTACCTCGTATTCGTTAATAATTCGCTGTGTGTCAAATCCTGTTTTTTCACCAAAAAAGCTACATAATGTTTTGTACCAATTATGAATTGATAACAAATTATTGTGTGCCTGTGTGTGTAAGTCTGTCCAATTTCCCTGATCGTCTTTAGAAAATTCTACATATTGCGCTTTTTCTCTTGTTTGACCGGGATTTAAGTCTGATAAATATTGTACTAATAAGGTATGTGATTTTTCTGCATCAATACCTGAATACTGAGCAAAAACAGAATCCATTGCTTTTTCCTCTGTTTCTGAATTTATACCCGGAACAAACAACATACCAGGTGAATTAAATTGATTTTCTAACCTGTGTTGATTCCATCGGTCTGTAAGTCCTGAAATTATAACAGAATTTAAACCTGCATACCATGACGGTAAACCATAATTGTAAAATTCAGGTTCGTACTGCTTTAAATGAATTATAGAATGAAATTGTTTATCTTTTCCTTTTTTAAATTTAGGAAATAATGGTAATGCTGATCTCAATTTATCTCTGGTACCTTTATAATCTTCCCAAACTGGGTGTATTATAACTTCTTTTTTATTAGAAGCTAATCGACAAGTTGAACTATCGATATGATATATTTGTAAAAATGATTTGTTATTATCAGTAATTAATTCAATATATTGATTACCAAATACAATTTCATCAAACATTAACTTAGTTATAATGCTGTGTAATGATTCACCTGTATTATTGGCTTTTGTTATGAAATTTAATAATTTATTATTTGAAGTATTTAAAGAATTACCAGAACAAAAATCACTTTTACTGTTTATAATTGCTCTATGTACTGTAACTGATCTGCCTAATAATACAATTTGTTGAGGTAATAAATTATCCTCTCCAAAAGGTATATAGTCTTTATGAACATTTGTATCAATATGATCTGTTGAAAACAAATCTAATGTAGGTTGATACTCCATTTCAAAGAAAGTACCTTTATTGGTATGTACTGTATTTTTAATATTTTCCATTTATTTAGTTTAAAAAAAAAGCGACCCAACTTAAATTGAGTTGAATCGCTCTGATAATGGACAAATTATGTTTTAATAAGTTGGCATTCCACCCAAAACAACTAATTCACTGTGTAAAAATGCTGTTTGAGCTTTATATTGAACTCTGTAACGCCTCATTTGGTCGTCTTGATTGTACCATGATTCGATCATTTCTGAATCATCCAGTCCATCAGTACCAAATAGAAGGTTTTTAGCTGGTGTTAATACAACTCTGTTTGGGAAAACTCCACCAAGTGCTGTTATCCAAAGATCCCAGTCAGGTCGAATTATAATAGGTATTCCTTCATAACTAGGAGTTGGAAGACCTTTGAATGCAATCATATTAGCTGTTTCGGTGCCAAGTGCTTTCCAAGTTTTAAGTAAGTTTCTGTATGCTGTTCGTGTCATCATAAAAACTGGCTCTAATTCAAGCATTTCAGCAGGCATTACATCAATCATAGATTCTAAGCCGTTATCAACTGAATCTGCACTCAATGCACCTGGTTTAACGGCTGCAACTACACCTGATTGTGACCATGATCCAGTACTTGCCGAAGCAACTGCCAGAAATTGTGCGCCTGCATATTTCGCTGTAATTGTCAAGGCTGCACTTAAATCATCAGTAATTACAACTGCATGAGTTCCCCAAAGTGCTTCAATTGTTGCTTTATGAGAAGCTAACCAGTTTGTTACTGTTGTGGCTGCGCTTGAATCGTAATCTTCAGCATAGGCAATACCATTTAAAGTTAACGTTGCTGTTCCGCTTGATATTGTTAAGGTTTCAATTTGCACTTGTTGGGTTCCTGCCGTTGCCACAACTAAATCAACAAGCTGTGCATCAGGTATTGTTCCCAACCTTGAGGCTTGAATAAAGTTATAAAAGAATCCATTATAACCTGAATAGTTTGTGTTTACAACTCCTGTTGGAACATAAGCGGCACTAAGTGTTTGCTGTGTTGTATCGGCAAACCACATTTGACGAATTAAATCCTGTTGACCTGCTTGTGCAATTATAGGTAACATAATCTTATTCCAAACATCTGGGCTTTTCATCTGCTCAACATCATCTTCTTTGTAGCCTTGTGCTAACATTTCCTGAAGTATGCTGCCCCAAAAGGCTTTTCCGTTTTGTTCAAACTCAATAGCCATTGGCTTAACCGTTATATCAGTTGTTGTTAGCGCAAAACTGCCGTTTGCTGTAAAGCCCGGTGTAGTTTTTGGTTTAGTGATCATTGAAGGACGTGAAATGTTGTTCAATTTCTCCGTTCCTTTAATGTCGGTTCTTACTGTGATTGCGCCTCTAATGTCCTCACCCATAAACATTGGGTCAACAAAAAATTCAGTAAGACTTTGCTTAGTAAATTCGGGGCTGATTGATTGTGAAAATATATTGCTCATTTTGTTAAATATTAGGTGTTAGATTTTAATTTTTTTCTTCCTTGTTTTGGTAACGCTTTTAAAAGTTCTTTGCCAAAACTGTCATCCTTTGCCTTATGTGTTGTAACACTTGGATCATTCGGGCTAGCAATAGATGACTTTTCTGCTTTTAAAGCGTTCATTTCTGATTCAATTGCTTCAAATTTTGTTTGTAGTGCCTTTTTATCGGCTAAAAGTTCAGAATTAGCATCTGAAACTGTTTGTAGTTTTTCTGTTAATTCTGTTAGTTCTGTATCTTCCTTTAGTAAAGCTTCAAGCTTTGTTTCAAATTCAGATTTCAATGTGTCAAAAATTGATTGTTGCTTTTCAGAAAGATTTTCCGGTGTTTTTGCCGTAAAATTTTCTGTTATCCAATTTTTGAGGCTTGTAATTTCATCGGATAGATTCATTTGTTTATTGGATTTATAATGTTTGTAATTAGTTAAAAATTCTTCGAGTATTTCAGGCTTACTATCCACTAATTCAAAAACTTGTGGGTTTTCGTCTAAAAACATAGTAATTTGTGAAGCAAAATCGTCTTGATGGAATGATTCAAAAAGCCCATCGGTTGCTGCCGGGCTGTCAACTAAATCTGTTGCGTATAAAGCTTTGATTGTTGCATAGCGTTTTTCAATCTTTTTTCCTTCTAATTCTTCAAATTCTACCTTTGCATCGCCTTGTTTAAAGGCTATCGAGGCTCCAAACATATCAGGATTGTTTTCTGCCATATCTAAAACATAACTGTATAAATCTCCATTTGGGGATTTCATAGCTGATTTGTCAAGGTGTAAATCTGCTTGTACTGAATTATCAACTCTGCGATAATTCTTATACCTTCCTAGATATGTGCCAAGTGCTGTTGCACAAATGTTTGGATGACCAAACCTTGCCTTTATACCTTTTTGATATTCTGCTGCTAATAAAACAATATCATCAAGAAACTTGCTGTTTAAATGTATATTGTGTCCTTTTGCCTCTCCGATTGTAGAAACAACAATATTTGAGATAATGCCCTTCTCTCTATCAACTTTTGAAGCTGATTGATTGAAAATAGCCGGTGTGTTAAAATATGTGTTCATAACTTATTTAACAATTTTTGATAGGTCGTTTCCCGGAATGTAGCTTTTTGCTGATTTGTCCTTAACAATTTTTGATAGGTCGTTTCCGGGTGCGGTAACTGTTTGTGAAGATTTGATTCCGTAAATGCCTGTGTTAGTCTTTTTAGCCATCGTGTTAATTTTTGAAGTTCTATTTATTAAAAGCCGAATCGTAAAAATATATTATTAAAAGTTAAAAAGCAAGTATTTGAAAAGAAATTGCATAATTTTACGTAGATTTGTGGAAAATAAACCTGTATTATGAGAAAAATTATTGAAAATAAAGTTAAGGAACTGACCAGATTAGTTGAGGAATACGAAGGAACAGACCAAAAAACTGTGAAAAGTAGCTTAGTCCAACTAAGTCAAATTATGCGCAAACTTAATATCAAAATAGGTGGGTATGAGAAGCTGAAAATTGGTAAAAAATATTTTGAAATAATAAAACAGGCTCGCGAATTGCTTAATATTGATGTTACTGAAATGCTTATTAAGCGTGTAACTTCAATTCGGCAAATCCAAACTGGACTTATATTAAAGGAGTATGAAGCGTATTCTAAACAAAATATGCAATACAAAATAATTAAGCAAAGATTAACTGAAAAATATAAATGGAGTTATTCAGCTATTGAAAAATTAGTGTATGGAAAATGATAATAGACATAAGTTTCCAAAAGGACACCATATTGGCAGACCTAAAGGCTCTCTTAATAAAAATACAAAATTAATGAGGGAGAAATTCCAACAACTGCTTGATGGTTATCCTGTTTTTCAAATGCAAGCTGACCTTATGGAAATGGAACCAGGCGAAAGATTAAGATTAATAGTTTCTATGGGTGATTTCTTTATGCCTAAACTTAATCGTATCGATACCTCTTTTAATAATGAATCTGATACTATTATTGTGCTGCCTGCAAATAATGTTAAAACAATTGATATTCCCTTAATTATTGAAGATGATAATTGACCTGTCAAATCCTGAAATTTATAACCCAATATATTTACCGCTGCTTAGTGATGACCATAGATATTTATTAATGTATGGCGGTCGTGATTCTGCTAAATCATATTTCGCTGCCCAAAAAGTGATAATTGATACTATGCGTAAACTTTATTCGAGGTTTATTCTTGTTAGAAAAGTTTATGCAGATATAAAGGATTCGCAATACCAGACTATTAAAGATATTGTAATTGCATATGGGCTTATGGACCATTTTCATTTTGTTGAAAATCCGCTGCGTATTACTTTTAAAAGAAATGGTAATACTATTCTTGCTCGTGGACTTGATAAAGAACATAAAACAAAATCTATTAAAGATCCAACCGGTGTTTGGTATGAGGAAGCTAACGAAATTAAATTTAATGACTTTCTGAAAACAACAACATCACTGCGTGGTGGCGTTATTCAGGAAATAATGACCTTTAACCCGGAAATGGAAACTGAATGGATTAATGCTTACTTCTTTCCTAATAAACAAACATATGAGAAAAAAAATGGTGAATTTCATTATGTGCCTTCTATTAGAAATGATACAACAATACTGCATACTACTTTCAAAGATAATCAATACTGTACTCAACAAAGTACTGATCTGTTAGAATCATTTAAAAAAACTGACGAGAATTATTATAAAATATATTCGCTTGGTTTATGGGGTGGAGTGCTTGAAGGTCTGATTTATGAGAATTGGGAAATTATACCTTCGGTGCCTAATGAGGCTGAATTTGTCGCTTATGGACTGGATTTTGGTTTTACTAATCATGAATCTGCTGCCGTAAAAGTTTATGTTTGTGGTAATGACCTGATTATTGACGAGGTGCTTTATGGCAAAGGACTGTCTAATATCCAACTAGCCACTATTTTAAAAGAAGATAATGTTGGAAATAATCAAGTAGTTGCGGACAGTGCTGAACCTAAATCTATTGCCCAACTGTTTGATCTGGGGATTAATGTTGTAGATAGTATTAAAGGCAAAGATAGTGTACTGGCTGGTATTCACAAGGTTAAGGAATATAACATTAAAATAACGTCAAAAAGCAGGAATGGAATCAGGGAATTGAAGCATTATCGTTGGAAGATGAACAGGAATGGTGAGAATTTGAATGAGCCTATTAAAATCTATGATCATTTACTTGATTCGGTTAGGTATGTTGTGCAAACAAAAATAATGGTCAAAAAAACGTATAATTCAAAGATTAAAGTTTATTAAAAAATAGGGGTGGTGGTCGGGGTTTTTTGTGGGGGTGTAAGGGGCAAAATTAAAGTCAGAAAATTATAGTTGTTTTTGAGGAACGAAAAAGCTCTATAAATTTATGCGAGATTTGCTCCTTTTTAAATTTGTAATGGAATAGGGTACAGTTTATGTATTATGAATGTAGCATAATGGAGCGGTTTATGAGGTCAACGTGCTTATGTGTTTATTGTGTGTGAATGAATATACTGACAATAAATGTAATGATCCTGGTCTTTCCCAGGTGAATGTAATGTTTGTCAGGGTATGAATGAAGTAAGGTTTTTCGTGTGGTGGATGAATAAACTTATAAGCTAAGGAAGACCGAATAAATGCGGAATGTTGCGGAATGAATGAAACTGTACTTTATGGAATGTTAGAAAAGTTGAAGGAAGCAATTGAGCGGCTTTGTTTCTAAGCCTGCGAATGAAGTGCGCCTTTCACTTTGCGTGATAAATTTAAGGGTGGCATGGTTTATATTTTATTGTCTGTTAATTTATGTAATGAGTGTTGGTCCGGGCTATTTTGACCGTTCCAAAAACGAATGTTCCTAATTGTCTGTTAATTTATGTAGTTGGTCGGTGTTGGCTTTTTGCGAAGGATCAGCGGCTATTTTACATAATAACATTATAGGACATTTTTCTTGTACTATAATACCTTATTATGTAACTTAGCTTGGGCATTTTATGTTTGTGTCAACATGAAATAATATGTAAAGCAAAAGAACTGGATTTTATTTTTTCATAAAATACATTTTGATTTACTCCTATTTGTTTTGATTGGGTGGGATGGTGGGGAAAATTCTAAAATGTGAAAAAAAAGTTACAGATGCGGAATTATAATTCAGTAATTGTTCGTGGCCTGAAATCTTTTTATTTTGCATTTTTAACCTATTTCTTATTTGATCGGGTTTTGATTCTTGGTTGTTATTTTTATTTATGTTATTGATTTTCAGTTATGTTTTTATTTGATCGTTATTTGATTCTTATTTTAAAACATTCTTGCAGGCTGATCCGCTTTGCTTCTATCCTTTATTTATTGTTTCTTCGAAATTTTAAAATGCTCGCTTCGTGATAAAAAATTATTACATCTCGTTCCTCAAAGCGCAAATTTTATTATCTCTCGCTTCGCTGTTTAAAACATTCATGCAGGCTAGTCCACTTCGTTTCCATCCTTTATTCATTGTTGCTTCGCAATTTTAAACTTTATTCAAAGTTTTTTATTTATTTTTTTTTAATTTTTTTAGTCTTTTATTTATATGTATTTCTTATTATTTTTTAAATTGTATTATTATAGTTAATTTTTAAAAGTGTGTTATAGTCCTGATAATTAATGTATTAAATTATGATGATACTAGTATAACTAATTTATTATCATCATTACAGTATTGCTTTTAGTTTACGGTTGGTTTTATATCCCGGTGGTCATTATTTATTTTTTTTAATTTTTTTGCGGTTCGATTTGGGTTTGGTATAATTACTTTTTAGTTTTATATTCTTTTTATTTATTTCTGGCTTTAGTGTTATACTAATGGGTAGCCATAATTCTTCTTTAGTTTTTAATTGGTTTTCGTTTGTAAGTTGTTTTCCTGAATATATCGGAGCCTGTAAATATATAAATGTAAATAAGTGTTCCGGCTGCCATTGTATAAGTTTTTTAGTAATTAATATATTATTAAACACAACTGAAAAGTCTTTACTTATTCCATTAATCCAATATATATTAGGGTTTATTCCTTCCTTAACTGGCATATATATTGCAAATTCACCTTTTATTTGTGGTAATTTCTTAGCAATATCAGTTATCATCATTTTTCTATTTGAAAAAAGTAATAGTAATATTTGTTTTTGAAGCTTTAATTGTTCGTAATTTAATTCTTCTTTGTTGTCCATTGTTTTTGTATTTAGGTTTATTATTTATTTTATATTCGTTTTCTTCCTTTAATTGTTCGGTTGTTATATCTTTTCCATCGTAAGATTTTAATATTAATTCCTGTATTTTTTTATCCATTCTCATATAAATTTATAAAATCATCTACAGTTTTTATTATTACATAAATTTCTTTATTTTTTTTGGCGCGTGTTTGTTCTAATTTTTGGTCATCACTCATTCTATCTTTCCCAACCTTAACTTCCATATTGTACATATTTCCTTTAAAGAAACATTTTATATCTGCTCTGCCTGGTCTTACATTTGCAGCTTTTGTCCAGTTACCGGTGCCTATTGTTCTTTTAAATCCTACTATATCTTCAACTATTTTAGAATTATCTCTGTATTTCCCTGTGTCAGGTGCATTAATAGGGTCGTTGCCGTCATGTTTTAATATTTTAATAATAACTTGCTCAATAAATTTACTTAAATATTGTCTATGTGATTTGTTTTTATAAAAGAAATCCTCTGGTTTGAGCGGATATTTATTAAGTGGAAATAAGTTTTTTATCCAGTTTTGTAGCCAATTATAACATTCCTCACTGCATATTTTTGATAATTTCCTTGTATTATGTCGTGTCATATGGCTTTTTTATTTTCCAAATGTAGTTTTTTTTATTTTTTTTATTTATTTTTTTTATTATTTTTCGCGGTGCTATTTGAGGTCGAGTTCCAATAGTCTTGTCTTATTAGTGTCTATATCCTTAAGGGGGTCGTTTTGTATATCAGCTTTTTGATTCTCTAATTTCCTATAATCGAAAAATTTGTTTTCCATTTTTGTAACTTTTTTCCAATCATCTGTAACAAAGTACCAATAATCAGCCCATATTTCGGGTTTTATTGCCAATTTTATTCCAGAAATTGTGAATATTTCTATTATTATTTGTTGTTGTGTATCGTTAAGGTTAAAGGTAATATTTAAAGGCATATCAACTAGAAGCCAGATAATTGCAGCCTGATAAGTTTTGTTTGGTATTTGTTTAAAGTTATTCATCTAAAAGTTTGTTACACATTTGTTACACATTAGTTACATTTTTGTTACAAATAATGACGGGCATAAAATACTGAATACTACTTATATATATATAAAATAATATTATATATAGTATAGTGTAACAATGTAACTGTATATTTCTATAATATCTCATAGATTACCTAGCTATTTATAAAAACGCATATTTGTTACACTTTTTGTTACAATTTTAAAATGGCGGTTTATTATCATCAGTAATTATTTTATCGGTAAAATCAACTGCTTTAAAGGTGAATGGTTTTCCTACTATATTATCAAAGCTATTAAAAGGTGAATAGCGTGCTGCTGTTTTGGTATTTTCAAATTTAAACTCTGATTTCAGCACTTTTCTAATATAGTTTATTGATATTGATTTATCATTAGCAAAGAATTTATCTTTAATATCTTTTGGTGTTGCATCACATTCTTTGTTGCAGCCATTTTCAAAATAGAATTGGAACAGTTCGCAAATTTCCTTATACAGACCAGACCGGGATTGTTCAACTACTGCTTGCAGGTATTCATTTTCAATTTGCGCTTTAGTTAGCACCATTCTTGATTTAGAAAAGTCTATTTCCGGCAAATTTTTAAGCATGAATAGAAAAGCCGGTATTTCTGAAACCATATCATTTAGGATATTATGGTTTTCTGTTTTCGGTAATGGTATTTTACGCACCCAGAAGCGAATTTCTTTATCATCAATTTTCATAAACTTATCTTCATTGTTTGAAGCCATTATTATTTTTCCAAAGAATGGTAGTTTAAAATGAGCGACCTGTTTAATATTTACAGATATAAATTTCTTTGTGGCCAGCGACTTTATTTTTTCAACTGCAATCTGTTTATCTAATATCGTTTCATCAATACCAATTATGTTTGAGGTTGCATATTCACCGTTAAAAGTTGAGCCTATTACATCAGGTTCTATCATAGTCATATTTGCGCCAAAGACCATATTAAGCCAGTCCAGAAATGTAGATTTTCCAGTTTGCCTTTCCTCTGATACCAAAACTAGTATTGGTAATGGCTGTTTTGGGAATAAGTAAAGAACTTGCAGGTATATTAAACCCTGCTCGTATTGGTTACCAAAAATATGTTTTAGTAATATTTCTGTCCATTTCCATTTACCTTTTTTTGGAGTATGGGGAAAGTTAGAATACATATTATAGCAATTATTAATAACTTTAGAAACTCCATTATTATTTGGAGTAATAATAAAGTCATCATATTTGGGTATGCTATCGAGGAAATATTTATTAGGGTGGTCATCTTTAATAGTTTCTTTAGACCATTTTTTCAATTCAGTTCTGATTATATCAAATCTATCAGGTTTTTCAATTATTTTAAAATAGTCAGTACCAACTCTAATATATTTTCTATCTTTTTTAGTAAAGTTATTTTTGTCCATTTTTTAATAGTTAAGTTTCAAAGGTTTTTTGGCGCCTTGATTTAAGGACCAGTTTACAGTTTTGATATAATTATTCACATCTTTGTTAAGATAATTATGTGATTTTATTGCATTAGTTATAAAGTTTGCTGCTACATTTCTATCAATATAATTTGCTGCGATATAACCACCGATACAGATACAAAGGCTTCTAAGTTGAGGGTGTCCATTATCGTTTATGTTATTAAGCCCTGTATTAATTATTTTCAATATTGTTGATTCTTTATTATTTCCATATGAATAGTTTACATTTTCAGTTTGATAATTAAAGCTATTTTTTCTTTCTGCTGTTTTCCTCCAGCATCTAGTATTAAATCTTAGCAGAATACCAGGATCATAAGATTGGAACAATGGTAATACTGCGTTTTGTCCGGATGGATCAAATCCGTCATAAATATCCATTTCATCAGAAATTCCATAATAGTAGCTTTTAAATTTCGCAATAGTTTCAACTATGGGGATTTTAATAAGTGCTTTCACTCCTTTTTTAGAAGGTGAAATCCAACAAGCGATAATATGCTGATACTCATTAAACAAAAAGTATTTAAACTCTGTTGCGTTATCGATTTTATCAAAATCTAGAACAGCTAATCCGGTAAAGGTAGTAATATTATCATATTTTCGATAATCTTTTACATTAACGCATGGTGTAAAGTAGAATAAATGATCTTGTTTCAACTGGTTTTTCAGTTTAAGATTATTTGTTTTAGCTGCTTCTTTAATTGATTGAAATATAGTTTTAGTATGCTCATTTGGATTTTTATGTATTTCGATAAATTTATGTAGTGAAACAAATCCAATAGCTTTAGAAGATTTGATATTAGCGTTATAGTACTGAAATAATATTTTAGAATTGTCCATTTTTAAAAACGTTTTTCAAGTTATTTTAGTTCAAACGATTATAGTGTTTAGTGTTAATGTTATAACCGTTTATAAATGTACTGGTGTTTATTAGGTTGTTAGGCACAATGCCAATCTTCGCTGAGGGGGTAAAATACATTTATAATTTCGCCATTATCTGTAAACTTTAGTCTCCAACATACGCCACTCCATTTTTTTATAACCTTTGCAGTTCGCTCATGCACTACTATCAATCCATTTAAAAGCACAGCGCCTAACAACGTATCATACGCCATTGGCTTAGTTTTGTAATCAACATCAACTTTCTTTTTCATATCAAATGTGTTTATATTATTAAATTTTATGTTTCAAATGTCGCCAACAGCGTATATACCTGTACATTACATACAAGGCTAAATCCCTGCAAGTTCATAACGTCCGTTGTCCCCGTGAGCCAATAAATAATACATATCAAACCATTCAACACTACTCTCAAGCGCAATAAAAGTTAATTTACTACTGTGCCATACCCTGT